TATTCGCTATTCAAAGATCAATTAGAGTTTTATGCGCAAGGGAAGTCCAGAAATCAATTAGAGACTCAGTCCACAAGCTCCTGTCAGACCAGATACAATTATTGGGTTTAGGTTCATTTTTTGAGATTCAAGAAGCGGTTATAAAAGTAAGAAACGGGGGCGAATTCACATTTTCAGGGCTATCTACCCAGACAATCGATTCGCTCAAATCCATGGAAGGCCTTGACTACGTATGGGCGGAGGAAGCTCATATCATCACAAAGCGCTCCTGGGATATTCTAATTCCTACCATCCGGAAAGAAAACTCAGAAATATGGGTTACATTCAACCCGTCCCTTGAAACAGACGAAACATTCCAAAGGTTTGTGGTAAATCCCCCTCCAGATACAGTCGTTGTTAAGTTAGACTACAAAGACAATCCTTGGTTCCCCGAAGTCCTGGAAAAAGAAAGACTCTACTGTAAAGATAACGACCCCGAAAACTATCCCAACATTTGGGAGGGGACTTGTAAGCCTGCTGTTGAGGGAGCTATTTATTATCACGAAGTCCAGAGTGCAGAGGAAGCTAATAGAATTTGCAACGTGCCTTATGACTCTATGATTAAGGTGCAGGTAGTTATGGATTTAGGTTGGAATGACGCTATGGCGATTGCGTTAGTTCAAAAACAAACATCAGAATTAAGAATTATCGAGTATATTGAAGACTCCCACAAGACATTAGATTATTATTCGGCTATGTTAAAGTCTAAAATGCTTAACTGGGGCAAGGTCTATCTTCCTCATGATGGTCGGACTAAAGACTTTAAAACAGGAAAATCCACAGAGGATATAATGAAAGCCCTGGGATGGAAAACCGAGATCACAGACAACATATCGGTTGAAGATGGCATAAGAATAACGAGAATGACATTTAATAGAATGTATTTTGATCGGACACTGGCAGCAAGACCTCAAAAAATCGAAGGACATCCAGCCGGACATAATAGATTGATAGAATGTGCAAAAAGATACAGACGCAGAATAAACACTCAAACCCAAGAACCTGGAACGCCATTACATTGTGAGTTTTCTCATGGCGCAGATACATTAAGATATATTTCTATTAACGCTGACAGATTCACCAACGAGACGACAAAACCGATGGTTTATCATCAGGGATACGAGGTTCTTGACGTTACGGTAAATTATTAAAAATGTTGCGGTTGAATATTAGGGGGGCACAATAAAGAAGCTAATCTATATAATTACAGGATTGTTTGTATTTTCATCCTCAGTTTTTTGTCAGGATTCTATTTATGAAAAGCATCAGAAACGCCAATTTGAGCAAGAAATGAGGGATGCGCAAAAAAAGCAAGAACAGCAGATGCGGGAGTTAATCGAAGCTGTGCAGAGAGCCGAGCGTCAAAGAAAGAGAGATGAACGGGATGCACAAATACGAGAGAGGGCAGAAAAACGGCGGTGGAAATATTAATGGGAAAGATTGGGGGTAATTATGAAATGGAGGTTTTGGGAAAAAATAATTGAAGAAAAACTGGAAAGGGCTAATCAGAAGCGATTTTTATTGCAGGAAAAATTTGACAAAAAGAGTGTTGAGCTTAGAAAAGCGATATCTATAGATTTAGACAATGAAGAAAAAAACAAGTGCTATGAAATGTGGAAATCTGTACGCCCTATGTTAGTGGCTGGTTATTGGGAAAATTGGAAATTGCAGGAAACAGAAGAGAAAGTATCGGCGCATATATCTGCTAAGGTAGAGGTATATGGTAATGTTTTAAAATTGATGGGGATATGGACACATAACCAGGGGGTTTTTTTTATGATAGAGAAAAAGCGTTTAATACAGAACTTTGACGGTGGATATGGTCGTATAGGTAACGTTTGGGTTGAGATTAATAAGTGTGGGATATGCGGCATCGAAAAAACCTGTATTACGTCAGATGGTTCAGGGGGTGAATACGATAATGTATATTTGTGCGCAGATTGTGTCAAAACAGAGTGTGACAAAGGAATATCAGGGGGAAGAGCATAGGTTTAGATGAAAGAAACTGAAAACACAGAAGAAACAGAAGATCAAGTCGAACGTATGAGATTAATCGAGGCTCTTGCCGAGTCGTTACTTTCAAAACGAAACGAAGCTATTGAGGCTAAGGCTGCTTCTGGTGTTACAAGACGATGGCAGGAGGACGAAAAAACCTTTAACGGCTTAGACTCCTCTACACGCGGTAAGATGATTGATTATGCTACTGGGGAAGCAACTCTAAAAGGTAGTCGGGGGCCGAAGAGATCAACGATTATTGTCAATGTTATCAGGGGGAAGTGCGAGACAGCAGAGGGGCGATTCTCCGATATACAGTTGCCAGTTGATGATAAAAACTGGGGATTAAGGGTAACTCCTAATCCTACTATAACCAAAGCGACAAAAGATGATCGTCCTGTGGCATTTAAGGGACAGCCTTTAGCTAATAAGTCAGACGGCCAACCTATCAAGATGTCAGACGTAGCTAAATCAGACAAGGTTAAAGCTGAAAAAGCTATGTTATTGATGGAAAAAGAAATCGACGACCAGCTCAACGAATGCAGTTTTAACGGAGAATGCCGGAAGGTTATACGAGACGCTGTAAGATTAGGAACAGGAGTTTTAAAAGGGCCGAGTGTAGTTAAAAAAATAGCCAGATCGTGGAATCCTAAAACAGAAGGAGACGCAACGGTCTATGTTATGGAGACACGAGAAGATTTCAAGCCTGCATCGAAAAGAGTTGATCCCTGGAATGTATATCCAGACCCGGACTGCGAAGAAAACATATCAAGAGCGGCGTATATTTGGGAGAGAGATGAAGTCCTGCCGAGAGAGCTGAGAGAGTTAATAGGCATTGAAGGATATTTAACCGACCAGATTATAAAAGTATTAGACGAAGACCCTAAACGAACTACAGTTGATGTAGGCAAAAGCGGGAGACAACAAATAAAACAGACTACAGCGTCAAAAGGCTCTACTTACGAAAGATGGGAATATTATGGTGATCTAAATAAAGACGATCTTATATCACTTGGGTGCGATTGTTCAGAGGCACAGACAGAATCGTTATCAGCTTGTGTGGTTTTTATAAACGATAGACCTATAAAAGTTATGCTTAATACCCTTGATTCAGGCGAAATACCTTATGATTTCTTTCAATGGTCGGTTGTTGATGGTTCGCCTTGGGGAATAGGGATACCAAGAATAGCATTATGGCAGCAAAGGGCTTTAATTGCAGCATGGCGCGCGATGATGGACAATGCAGGTGATTCATCTGGTGCTAATATAGTTTTAGGCCCCGGTGTAGAGCCGGACGATGGGAAGTGGGAAATAACCGGCAAGAAAATATGGAGAGCGACCGGGGAAACAGATGACGTAAGAGCTGCTTTTGCTCAATTCCAGATAGTCAACAATCAACAGGAACTACAGAACATCATAGAGTTGGCGTTAAAATTTATTGACATGGAAACCTCCTTGCCGATGCTTTTCCAGGGAGAGAAGGGCGAACTCCCTGAGACATTAGGCGCCACGAATATAATGGTTGATGCCAATAATGTAGCTCTAAGATCACGAGTTAAGCTATGGGACGATCAAATAACACGGCCTCACTTAACAAGATATTATCACTGGAATATGCAATATAACGAAAAACCTGAAATTAAAGATGATTATAATGTAGATGCGAGAGGGACTTCTGTATTATTAGAGAAAGATCAACAGGCAAGGTCATTAATGGAGGTTTTAGCAGCTAAGAGAGACCCTGACATTGCGCTATTGGTTGACTGGAAGAAACACGCTCGCAAGATGTTTGCGGCATTACATCTTGATATATTAAAGACAGACGACGAATTAAAGGCAACTAAACCTCCTGAGCCACAACCAGACCCTCGTATCGCAACAACGAAGATAAGAGCAGAGAGTGACCTAAAGAGGGCTGAAATGTCCGCTAACGCAGCCGCAGAGGAATTAAAACTAAAAAGAGAGGCAACTATAGCTGAACTTCAAGAGAAAGCGAAGCTGGCGGAAGCAGACAGACAACATGAAGCAGCTATGAAAGCTATTGATTACCAGATAAAGCAGCTTGAATATGCGTCCAAGTCTGGGATTTCACTTGAAAAGATAAAAAGCGAACTGGCAATGGGGGCGGCAAAGCTAAATTTGCAGGAAAAATTATCATCGCAAAAAGCCGGAGGAGACCAGGTTATTTCTCCTGCTGCCGAACCTCCAGCACGAGCAAAACCAGGGCGCGCATTTGAGGATTAAAGGATTATGGGAAAAGAACAATTTAAAATTGGGTATCTTTATGAATATAGGCTTATAACCGATGATATAAAATATACTTGGTTTACAAGGCTATTAAGATATCTTACAATTAAGGGGTGGATCTAAAAGATGCCGGTTATAAAAAAAGATGAGGATTTGAGCACATACGTCAAAAGATGTGTCTCTATCCGTCAAGCCGAACACCCTGATGAAGATATCAAGCAATCAGTAGCAGTTTGTTATTCGATGGGGAGAGAGCATTGGAAGCCAAAAAAGAAGGGGCTATTGGGAAAATGAATAAGTTCGAGGTCGGGAAATATTATATCCATAGCGGCGGTAGAAAAATATCTATTGTTGGTGAAGTCATGACAGACCGTTGGAAGGAACAATTCGTGGTCGAAGAAGTTGATAAGACTGGCCATGCCATTTCCTGTATGGATATAGACGCAGAACGTAACGAAAATTGGTTGGAAATTGGCCATGAAGAATGGATGAGGAACTTTAAATGAGCAAATATCACACTAATCAAAAGATGAGTGAAGCATGCCAGTAGAACAGAGAGGTTTATTATCAGGTGGTGCAGTTGAAGACCCTAACGTAGTCCTTTTAGAGATATTAAAAGAAAATCCGGCTATGGGTAAGGTATTTACACCAGATGACACTAAAGTTATCTTTGCCGATGAAAAGCGGCAACAGTTGGCAAATGAGTATATGAAATCACAAGGGGCAACAATGGGAGGATTGGAATACTGGCCTGAAGACGAATCTGGGGTTGGTGAATACACGCACCCAAGCCCGGGTAAGAGGGTTATTGAGATATTCAGCCAGGCATTACGAGAGAATCCCGAAGAATTAAAAAGGGCTATTTATGGAGACCTCATGCACGGAATGGCTTCTGATCCAACATGGAAATCAATGAGAGACGAATTTAAAAATAATTTTACTGCCGAAGAACAACAGCGTATAAAAAAACGACAGTCATGGTGGGAAGATGCCAAGGGTGGTAACGAAATGGCAACCACTGACGCTTATATAAGGGGAGCATTAAATGACCCAAGCGCACAAAAAGGGCAACAGGAATCCGGTGGAACAATGTATTCTCCAAAACAGGTGCAAATACTGCAAGACATGCAGGATTATTTAAAAACTGGTAAACAGCCTAATAATGGACTACTCGGACAGTAAGAAAATAATATGTGGCCATTCAATAAAACTATAAAGCCCAAACCATTGGAAGTAACTCCCCCTGGTTATCCAGACGAAGGTGAGCTTGATGTTTATTCACCCACATGGAAGTTTCTTAGTCTATGGGCTGAGACTGAACTAAACAAAGCTCGTGAAAGCAACGATTATACCAAATTGACAGAGTTAAAAACAGCGGCATTAAGAGGACGGATAAAGTTATTGAAAGAGATTATTGGCTTGCCTAAGGCTAATAAATGACAACAGACAACGCCATAAAGATACAGAAAGAGATTGAGAATATCTTGACAAGTAACA